GCCTCAAATTTCAGCTTATAAAAGCTACTAGGAGGAACTTTATATTATGTCATTATTTACAGCAACAGGTGAACAAGCAAAACAATCAGCTTCAAAGAAAAACGTGGATTTAAAAACGGCTTATATCAGATTAAAAGAAGGTGAAAGCGTTCGTGTACGTGTACTAGGTTTAACTGATTATGTTGAATATAAAGCACATGGAGATTTCAATCTAGGAATCTATACACAACCTTGTATTACACCACAAACAGGTGAACTTGACCCGTTATGTATTGCTTCTAAGTCAGGTGTAGAAGGATTCGAGAAACTAGCACCTAAGAAAAGATACATTTTTGCATTATACGATATTGATATGAAGGCTGTAAGATTTTGGGATTGTTCAAAAACACAGGCTACTAAAATGATCGGTGACATTGAAGAATACAAGGAAAGTATTTTAGACGGTGATGTACTAGCATTTAACTTCAAACGTACAGGAAATAAAACAGAAACAGTTTATTCATTAAACCCTATCTTGAAACTTGATGAAAAAGGCAAAGAAGGTTTTGCTTCTGCTGATGAAGTACAGGTGGAAATGAAAGATTTTGAAGCTGTCTTAATTCCTAGAACAGTAGAACAACAAATTGAAGCACTTAAACAGGCTGGTTTTCCGGTGGACGAATATTTCAATGCTGAATCAATCACTGATACAGATATTGAAGGTGACGTAGACCCTACTGACGATTTTTAATTAACACAATTCAGGGTATTAGTGGCAATGGCACATGCTGTTAGGCGTTAATACCTTGAAATTAACTTTGACATTAACATTAACATTAACTATAAAACTAATATTAATTGGAGGAAATTATTATGTTACAATCATTCGGTTTAGGTATGAAAAGTGCTAGAGTAGGAGATCAAATTGACGCTGAGGTGAAAGGTGCTAAGGCAATCGTTTCTAATACTAAAATGACGGCACAGCAACTTGACTTTATCGAAACTCAACTTCAACAATTCGGTCAAATGATTCAGCAACAAGACCCTATGTTAGCTATGCAATTCCAAAACCTTGTACAGCAAATTAATAACATTCAAGGACAAATTGTTAATGGTTTAACACAGGTCGACACTTCATTATCTACTATTGATAGCCATACAAACGCTATCCAAAACTAAATCTCATTATCTCATTCAGCTTTGGGCATTCCTGTATATGGAATGTCCTTTTTTTATGTATTTAAGCAAGTACATAAGTGAAGGAGTGATTTTATATGAATTTAGATTTTAATTTATCACTAGATGCAGATAAGAAAAAAGAAGAAGCAAAACGAAAACGAATTGAAGAAGCTGAGGCTAAAAAGAAAGCTAAACTATATCAACCTACTGAAAGTGAAATATGGTTCACAGGTTATACAACACATACGGGAACTAGAAAAGCCGGAATCTTTCAGACTAATTTAAGCAAGTCAGAGAAAGAGAAAATGCAAATGGTCTATGAGGCTATTAAGTCAGGTGAATTATCTAACGGTGTAGAGGATATGAAGAAGTTTACTAAGACACATGCAAAGAGACTTTATGACATTCTAGCAAAATCAAGAAGGAAAGAAATGTTAGAAAAAATGGTAAAGGAAACACCGGATAACTATATCTTAGTGATGGATAAGGGACAACTTGGAGATATGGTTAATGTTCTGGAACATGAACCTATCATACCTGTAGATACGGAAACAACGGGCTTGAATCTATACGGGAGAGATAAAGTTGTCGGTGTGAGTTTTACTGCTTTAAATGCTGATCTTCATTGGTATATTCCTTTAGGTCACGATGAAGGTAATGTGGAAGATATTGACTATGCTTTAGAGATCATTGCAAATCTCTTAAGTTGGGAAAATAAAGAATACGTTTTTCATAATGCTATATTCGATTTACACCAGTTTGCGAACTATGGAATTACGTGTAAAGGGAAAATACATGACACACAGGAAATTATGAAAGTATTAAATGAAAATGAGGCTTCATATCGCCTTAAGGATTTAGTACCCAAATATTTAAAAATTGAGGCAGACACGTTTAATGTGCTGTTTGGTAAAACGCCTTTCAATGAGGTAGCGTTAAAATACGCACGTTACTATGCCTGTAAAGATACTCATGTAACTGGATTACTTTTCCTATTTCAAATGGAACACCTTAAGAAACAGGAAGGTTTATATAGATATTACATGGAAGTTGAACAACCTCTTTTACGTGTTGTTTGGGAAATGGAACGTGAAGGATTTATACCTGTACTAGATGAAGCTGATAAGGTTTCTGAGGAACTAGGCGGTGAAGTTGATAAGTTACGTGAAGAACTCTTAAAGGCTTTAGGAGATATTAACCTAGATTCACCTGTTCAACTTTTACCGGCTTTACAAAAGGCAGGAATTGACGTAGAAAGTACGGCTAAAAAGGAACTTAAGAAATTTAAGGGAAATCCAATTGTTTCAACTCTATTAGATTATAGAGAGAAGCATAAATTAAATAAGGATTTCATTTCTCGTATTCGTGATTTTATTCAACCGGACGGAAAGGTACACGGTTCATTTAATCAGAACGGGGCTAGAACTGGACGCTTTAGTTCTAAAGAACCTAACTTACAACAAATTCCACCTTATGCAAGACGTATTTATAGAGTGGATGAAAACAGTTTAATTTTAGGCTTGGACTTTTCCGCACAAGAACCTAGAATGCTGGCACACTACACGCAAGAACCTATTCTATTAGAGAACTATAGAAAGGGACGTGATCTGTATGCAACGCTGGCTAGTGAGTTCTACGGGAAACCTTATGAAGCTTGTTATAAAAATGCAGATGGTTCAGATACAAAAGAACGTAAAGAATTTAAGGTCGTTGTACTTGCCATAATGTACCAAATGGGTGCTAAGTCTCTAGGTGCTTCACTTAACATAAGTTCAGTTAAGGCACAGAAAATGATTGATACATTCTATGAGAAGTTCTCTTATGTAGCACAGTTCGTAAGAAGTAACACGGCTGAGGCTTGCCGACAAGGTTATGTAGAAATGCAGTTAGGCGAACTTACAAGAAAGAGACGCTTACCCTTCTTTAGAGGTAGAAGCCCACAAAGAGTTTACGATACTTATAGTACTAATGCAAAGATTCAAGGAACATCTGCAATTCAAACTAAAAAATGCATGATCGAAGGTGACAAGCTTTGTAAAGAACTTTCTAAACCTAATAGAACGTTTGCCTTACTAGCATGTGTACACGATGAATTACTTTTCCGTGTCCCTAAAGATGTTACTAGAGAAGAAGTTGCAATGTTTGAAAAGATCATGACGGAAACAGTAAAGCTTAACAATATTCCTTCTGCTACTGATGGAGAGTTAGGGAATGTGTGGGGCAAATTAACACCAGTTAAAACATTTTTTGAGGTAGCTTAATAGCTACTTCTTTTTATTATATAGAAAAGAGGACGGAACATAATGAGTTTACTAACTAAACCAACTGAACTAACTAATCAAGTACGTGAAAAGAAACAAAGTCAACAGCGTGGAGAAGAACTTGTAAAAGCTTTTTCTAAACACTTGGAAGATGTAAACAGCAAAGATTACTTTGACATTGTAGAGGTAGAAGAACTTGTTTTAAAAGAACAGGCACATGCAATTGAAGTAATGAAAACTAAGAAAACTTATCCTACTGATATTCCACGTTTTAGCCCTTCAAGTTCTGATAAATGCGAACGTGAACTATATTTCAAGGCTATCAAGGCTAAGAAGGATGAAGAAACAGGCTACCCGTTTCAGAGACGTTGGACACGAAATAGTACTGCTGTTCACGGTGCTATTCAGAAGCAACTATTAGAGGCTGAAATTGTTTTAGAAGAACCTGACTTTATTGTGTTCCGTTTAGATAATGGACTTCCTGCATGGGAAAAGAATATTGAAGGTTGGAAGATCATTGAACATAACGGAGTTACCTTTGTAGTTTTTGGAATGTGTGACGGTATTCTAACTTATAAAGATGGAACTAAAGTAGGTTTTGAATATAAAACAAAGTCTAACAGTGTAGCACAGATCAAACAAATTAAAGAACCGGCACCTAGTCATAGAATGCAGACAGTAGCCTATTCTATTCTTTTTGAAGTAGATGAATGGTTAATTACTTATGAATCAGTAGCAAAAGATAAATGGTCAACTGCTGAGAATGCAAGACCGGATTTCAAAGTCTTTTATTACAAGGTAACTGAACGTGATAAAAAGATGTTATTGGATAAGTGGGCTAGAGTTGCCGAGAATGTGGAAACAGGAGAGATTTCACGCCCTAACCCTAGTAAATGTATGTTCTGTCCTTTCCGTACAATCTGTAATGAGGTAGGACTATGATAATTTTAGGTATTGATAGTTCACTAGCTTGCCCTGCATACGCTGTAGTTAAGGTAAGTGAAGGTAAGGCAGAGTTAATCGAAACAAGTCACATTAAAACTG